TCGACTCGACGATGCGCTCTTGCGCCGTTTCGTGTCCGCAGAAATTCTTTCGTGAATTCGTCGAAGGCTATCGCCCTCCGGGGATTAGCATTGACCTCCACGCCGGCGCGTGCTTCGCCTCAGCTCTCGAAGAAGTCTACAAGCAAGTCCACCTCCACAAGAGACCGCTCGGTGATGCTCTCATGATCGCGCAAGCGGCAATGTTTACTCAATGGGGGAATTTCGAAATCCCCGAATGGAAACGCACCGCGAAGACAATGGACCGAATGTGGGAGGCTATCGCCGGCGATGGAACCGAAAAGAGCAAGGGCTACTTCGAAGTCTACGGCCCCCTTACTGACCACGTCCAGCCATATTTCGATGCCTCAGGGAAGCCCACCTTCGAATACACATTCGCTATCCCTTTAGAGCCCACCGGCAAGCACGAAGACGACATGCCCTTCGCCGACAGTCCTAAACCATTTCCTGAGCATCCCTCTGGTGCTCCTTTCCTCTATACCGGAAGGTTTGATATGCTTGGGTCCTATCAAGGTCGACCTTGCGTCCGGGACGAGAAGACGACCGGAGGCTCGATTGGCCAAAATTGGGCCGAGCAATGGGATTTGCGGGCGCAATTCATGGGCTACGTCTGGGCCTGCCAACAATGCGGCATCGACCTCGACACCGTTGTCGTCCGAGGCATTGCTATCCAGAAGACCCAGATCGTCCATGCCGAAGCCATCAAAACCTATTCGAAATATATGATCGCGAAGTGGCACGAACAGCTTCGCCGCGACCTTTGGCGAATCCGCCGAGCCTACGACGAACGGTATTTCGACTATAACTTCGGCGACGCCTGCACCTCATATGGGAATTGCATCTTCCAACGCGTCTGCCAATCCCCAACGCCTGAGAATTGGCTAAATGAATTCGTTATCCGAAGGTGGAATCCCCTCGAAAAGAACCCCGCAAAAGAGGACCCAAAGCCATGACCATAAAGCTAACCCCCGGCGACCTCCAACGCCTAAAGCGCGCACACCCCGACTTGAAGAAGTTCGTAATGCGGGCAGCGGAGATTTCAACAATCCCCTTTACGATCCTCCAAGCCGATAGGACGATCGAGCAGCAGAAGCTCAACGTCGCGAAGGGCGTTTCCCAAACTATGAAGTCTCGTCACCTCATATCGGGCGACGGCTTCGTCCGCGCTGTCGACATCGCGCCCCTCCATGATGGGAAGGCGTCGTTCGCTTGGCCCCTCTACTACGCCCTAGCCCCTATTTTGAAGCAAGCCGCAAAGGATGTCAAAGTTCCTGTTGAATGGGGCGGCGACTGGAAAACCTTCAAAGACGGTCCCCATTGGCAACTCCCATGGAAGCAATATCCATGAAATTCTCCCCAAACGTCCAACAAGCTCGCTCTGTCGAAGTCTTCTTCTGTGAAAATCAGAAATGTCTTCGCCCCCACGTCGCCCTCAAAGACTCCGATGGCGTTGTCTTTGCCCACTTCGTACTCCCCGATCCTCGTCCCGACGGAACTGGCTTCTTAGCCCAACTCCAAGACGCCGCCTACCGTTCGGCTGTAGAGCGCAACTTATGACCGCCACAATATCATCCCAGAAGCGGGGCACGTGATGGCGAGACGACACGGCCGCATGCCGTCGATGGTGACGGCGCAAGCTTTAGGCGAGCTTCTGAAAAGGCCGAATAGTGAGCTTGTCTCCATTCGCGCTGATCTTGGAAGCCTTATGGCGGTGCACGGCGCGACCGTGAACAAGCTCCGCGTGGAAGCGGAAGCCATCACAGCGATCCTGTACGAGCGCGAGCGACCTGGCTTCGAGGTTAGCGACCATGCAGTTGTACGCTGGCTTGAAAAAGTCAAAGGCGTCGATACGGACGCACTTCGGCAAGAGATCGCCAGCGCCGCGCTAAAGGCAAAAGCGCAAGGTGGAAATGAAATCTGCCGAGCGAAGGGTGACGCCGTTGCCTACACGCATGATGGTTTCACGTTCATCGTCGCGCATCGCAATAACATCGTCACCATTGTGGCGGGGCCATACGAAAATCCCGTAGTGGTCACGCAGGATAAACGCCATGGTTAGACAGTTCATCTGGTGGCTTCAGTCGCGCTGTACCCAATGTGGCAACAGCGTCTCGTATGATGCCGTCGAAAGCATGGAAGGAATATGTGGCTGGAACAAGCACTGCCCGCGTTGCCGGGTTACGTGGTTCAAAATGCCCTACCGCGCAATAGCAATAACCGCGGGTGACCGCGATGGCTGACCGCGTAACGCTGGTTGGAAGATTAGAGGTAGCAGCGCGGTTGATGCGTCCGATAGAGCCGCCAATTGACCGCCCAGAGACGCGAGCAGAACGAGAACACGCAATCCAGCATGGGCTCGCCGATTTGATGGCGGAAGCAGCAGCCGCAATATCCAGTGGTAAGCGAGGCGGAGAGAAGTCATGAAAGTTAAAGCGGGCTTAAAGTCATACGAGGAACTAGACTTCTCAATCACGATCGACGCGTCAGTTTCAGATTGGCGCGCACTGCTTGCGCTTCTCGAAAAAATGAACAAAACGTCCGGTAACCACACCCACGTTTGGCCTTCAAGCGGCAGTATGTATGCTTGGCCTTTAGGTGGGATCGTCGATAGCGTCCGCAAAATGTTGGAAAATCTCGACAAGACTCACGAAGACGTTATAAGTGAGGCCCCGAAATGACCGCCGAGCGCATCAAAGGCAACCTTGAAATAACCTGCGACGGCTCTCGCTGTACGGACTTCGTGACTGGCCGCGGCAGCTTCGCCGAAGTGTGGAATGAAGCGAAGTCCGAAGGCTGGACCGCAAGATCAAACTCCGGCATCTGGTTCCACTATTGCGCCTCATGCTCGAAACCTTCAACCCCTAATATGCCAAAGATCACAAAAGGACTCTGATAGAAGGAGGCTCAAATGTCTTTTACCGAATGGCGCCAAATCCTCACCGCCTACATCGTGATTGCACTCCTTGCTATAGGTAGCGGTACAACCTTATACTTCATGGGCCATACGGTATGTTCAATTGTGAAGTGATCACCACAATCGTCTCCGCTATCCTCTTAGCGACTTATGTCGTTGGCTACATTCGAGTCGAATTCCTCTACCCCCGCTACAAGGGGACCTCGAATACTTCCGATGGAGGCTAGAATGCTCGACCCCTCATGTGACGCGGCGGTGAAATGCTGGGAACACTACCAATCTGAGCCCCGCATTAAGCAGATCGAGGTCGATGAAGCCTTCGCCCAACTCCAAGTCGAAATAATCGGCTCAACCCGATCTATGATATCCGCCCAAATGATAGTGAATGCTGCCCAGAACTACATTAGCCTCTTAGGGCGTCAGTGGCGCGAAATGACCCGTAAGCCATTCGACTTCCCAACCCCCCACGAAGCCTCGCGGCGCGCCGCAATCACCTCATCGAAGCCCACAGTCGACGACCTCCTCATATAAGGACTCCTTCCTATGGACGAGTACCTCAATCAAGTCTTCGAACGTCTCTCTCGCGCGAAGCACATATCGATTAGTCGGAGTACTTTCGACGAAATCATGGCAGAACTAAAGAAATCCAATAAGATGTTCATCCGTGGTATTCCCGCTTCGCTCGGGAATGTCAGCACTATCGTCATAAACATTATCGATGAGGATTGAAGATGCAAATGCAACCGCCCGCAACCCTAGTCCTTGGTGCTCCCGGCTCCGGAAAAACCGACGTTACCGCGACCTATATCGAGGCCGGCATCGAGACCTTCGTCATTGTAACGGAGCCCGGCGGCGTCGAGTCCCTCTTGGACTCGTGTGCCCGCCGGCGGCTCGACGTCAAGAAGCTCCACTGGACAACCGTCCTCCCAGCGGCGGCCGGCTGGTCTGCAATGGAGGATATGGTGAAGACCATAGGAAGCTATGGTTATGAGGATATTGCGAAGATCAAAACCGGCGTCGGCAAAGAAGAGACACGGAAGCCCGCAATGAAGCTCCTCAAGACCCTCGCCAACTTCGAAGACGAACACTCCGGTCGACCCTATGGCAACACTTCAGCTTGGGGCGACGATAAAGCCCTCATCTTCGACAGCCTATCAGGGCTTAACCTCTTAGCGATGGCCTTGACCATAGGATATAAGCCCGCCGCCCACCAAGGCGAATGGGGCGTCGCGATGAACTTCGTCGAGCAATTGCTATTGAAGATGACCTCGGACCGAAGCTGCTTCTTCTCGATGACTGCTCATGTCGAGAAGGAGATGAATGAAATATCCGGAGTCAATCAGATTATGGCCTCGACCCTCGGGCGGAAGCTCGCGCCGAAGGTCCCCCGCTTCTTCAGCGAAGTCGTCTATGCGAAACGTTTCGTCTCGGATGGTAAGGCGAAATTCACATGGTCAACGGTCGATAATAGCGCCGACCTCAAAAATCGTTCCCTCCCTATGGGGACCGATCTTCTACCGTCGTATAAGCCTGTCGTTGAAGCCTATCAGCGAAGGAAGTCTTTGGCAGGGAGCACGGTCGCCGCTCCCGCCCTCATTGGAGGGGCGAAGGAGACACCCGCGAGCGCGGGATCAACAGTTCCTGTTGCGCCATTACGTCCTCTGGCGACCACAACCAAGTAGGAGCCTTACTATGTTGTTGCTCAAGAAATATCTTCTCACCTCGATTTGCTATGTTGCGTTCGACCCCGATACCTTCATGCAACAGAATGTCGACGCGCCGCTCGAAACCGAGTTCAAGTTGTGCCCTGCCGGCGAGTACACAGCGATGATCGACGACTTTACCTCGGAGGCCTTTGAGCAATACGACTTCGAATACCAGAAGGGTAACCGTGCTGGCCAGTCGGGGACGATGACGAAGTTCTCCTGCCCTTTCATCATCAACGACGATAAGGCCCGCGCCGAACTGAATCGTGACAAGGTTGTCGTATCGAAGCAGATTATCCTCGACATCGATACGACCGGCGGTCTCGACTTCGGCGTCAACAAGAACGTCCCTCTTGGGCAAATCCGCGAAGCCGTTGGGCAGAACCAACCTGGGAATTGGTCAATCTCCCAGCTTCGCGGGGCGGGTCCCGTCCATGTGAAGGTCGACCACATCACCTTCAAGCGGAAGGACGGTACGTCTGGGAAGCGGGCGGAAATCTCACGGGTCGTCAAAATCCAGTAGAGGCCTCTCTCAGGTTCTAGCGTCTGAGGCCCTAAGGGAGAGAGACGCGAATGTCTCTCTCCCATTCCAACTAGAGGGAGTACTTTATGCTCGTCGTTCCTATCGCCGACACTGAAGTCCGCAAGCGTCAACGAACCGTTATCTCGACCGCGGCCTTGAATGAGCTTAAGGACAAAATCATAGTCCGAGGCCTCCTCCATCCTCCCGTTTATTGGCGTGACATCACAACTGGGAAGTGGGTCCTAACGGCCGGCGAGCGTCGGACCCGCGCAATCCAATTAATTCATGACGAAGGCAAAGAACTCCGTTGCGACGGCATAGTCATTCCGAAAGGCTCTATACCTATTACGCGGCTCGATGACTACATCGATGAGGTTGGACGTTTCGAAGCCGAACTCGATGAGAACGTCGTCCGCGAAGACCTCGCGTGGCCTGACCGAGTCCGCGCCTACGCCGACCTCCACGTTATGCGGACTAGTCAGAACCCGAAGCAGACCCTCCGAGATACGGGCGCCGAAATGATCTCTCGTGGTATAACGGCCATCAAGAACGAAAAGGCCTCAGAGACCGCCGTGTCGCAAGCCGTCACCATCGCTCAACATCTCGATAACGAAAAGGTGCTCAATGCCCGGAATCCCGCGGAAGCGCTTGGCCTCATCTACAAAATGGAAGAGGAAAAGCTCACCGCTGCCCTCGTCAAGCACCAACTCGCCGCCCTCCCCGCGAATCCCGAAATCCAGTTGCGTCTCGGGGATGCTCTTAGCATTCTACCCGGACTCGACGGCGATAAGGTCGATCTTATCCTCGCGGACCCGCCTTACGGGCTTGGTGCCGGTGGGGGAGGATTCCGCGCCCGCACGGTACACCATCATAATTATGAAGACACCCCCGAAATAGCTCGCAAGATCGCCCAAACCATATTGGTTGAGGGCTTCCGCATTTGCAAAAGTCGTGCTAACATTTTCATGTTCTGCGACATCGATCTCTTCATGTTCCTCCGCGAGAGCGCCGCGAACATGGGCTGGTCCCCCTTCCGCCGTCCCCTCATATGGCAGAAATCTCAGAGCGAAGGTCTCGCGCCGTGGGGCGGCCAGGGACCTCGTATTACAACGGAATTCATCTTCTACGCCACGAAGGGTCAGAGAGGTCTCCATGCATCCCCCATCGATGTGTTCCCAATATCCCGTGTACCGAGGAAGGAGCGTCTCCATGCCGCCGAGAAGCCCGTTGAACTTCTCTCGAAGCTCATCACTTGTGCATCGCTTCCCGGAGATGTCATTCTTGATCCTTGTTGCGGGAGCGGCTCTACTCTCGTGGCATGTCGGGAGACTAAACGCCAAGGTCTCGGAATTGAGCAAGACCTCGACTACTACAACACGGCAATGGCCAACGTGTTCGGATCAACATTGAATAGCGAAACCTCCGACCTTATGGTGTAGCTATGGAGCGTGACCTATGGTATGGCACCGATGGACCTCACGACGCGGATATCGTCATCGTTGGAGA